GTCGGGTTGGGTGAGCGAGACGGCGGCGCGGCCCGAAACCGCGACGCCGAGCTTCGCCGAGATCGCGCCACCCTCGGGCGAGCTCTACGCCAACCCGGCGGCGAGCCAGGCGATGCTCGACGATGCCGGGTTCGACCTCGAATCCTGGCTGGCGGACGAGATCGCGATGGAGTTCGCCCGCGCGGAAGGGTCCGCCTTCGTCAGCGGTACCGGCGTGAACCGGCCCAAGGGCTTCCTCGCCGCACCGACCGCGGCGACGGACGATGCCACCCGCGCGTTCGGGGCGCTCCAGTTCCTCGGCACCGGCGCGGCGGCGGGTCTTGGCGCGGAGCCGGAATCCAAGCTGATCGACCTCGTCCACGCGCTCAAGTCCGGCCACCGCCAGGGCGCGAATTGGGTGATGAACTCGGCCACGCTGGCGCAAGTGCGCAAGCTCAAGACCAGCGACGGGGCGTTCGTGTGGCAGGCGGGCCTGGCGATGGGCCAACCGGACCGCCTGCTCGGCTACCCGGTGGTCGAGGCCGAGGACATGCCGGACATCGCCGCCGGCACCTTCCCGATCGCGTTCGGCAACTTTCGCGCTGGCTACCTGATCGCGGAGCGCACCGCGACGAGCATCCTGCGCGATCCGTTCACCAACAAGCCGTTCGTGCACTTCTACGCGACCAAGCGGATCGGCGGCCAGGTGCTCGATAGCGATGCGATCAAGCTGCTGAAGATCACCGCCTGATCTGGCTCCCGCGCTGGTCCGACCGGCGCGAGACATTCGCCCCTTCTCTTCGTCATTCCCGGGCACGCGGGAATCCATCTCCAGGTGGCTCCTTTGCCGCGACCTCGGGAAATGGATCCCCGCTTTCGCGGGGATGACGAGGGGATGGTTGCCAACTCACTCTCTTTGGAGATGTCCATGACCCGCGTGATCCTCACGCCCGCGGCGGTGCCAGCCATGGCCCTGGCCGAACTCAAGCAATGGCTCGGCATCACGATCCCCGATGACGATGCGCCGCTGGCGCGGGTGTTCGCCGCGGCTCAAGAAACTTGCGAGAGCTTCACCGGCACGATGCCGCTGGAGCAGGGTTGCGAGGAAGTGCTGGCAGGACGTGGCGGCTGGCAGATGCTGGCGACGCGTCCGATCCAGTCGATCGCTGCGGTGGAGCGGATCTCCGGTTCCGGGCGGATCACGCTGGCACCCGACGCCTACGAAATCGACCTCGATGCAGACGGGTCGGGCCGCGTGCGGCTGCTCTCGTCCGAGCCGGGCCGCGTGGCGGTGCGCTTCACCGCCGGGCTTGCGCCTGAATGGAGCGCCCTGCCCGAAAGCTTGCGCCACGGCATCGTCCGCCTCGCCGCGCACCAGCATCGCGAGCGTGAGAACTCAGGCGCGGCGCCGCTGCCACCCGCTTCGGTCGCGGCATTGTGGCGGCCCTGGCGGCGGATGCGGCTGGCATGACCACGAACTTCACCGCCGTGGCCGAGCGCCTGCGCGCCCGTGCCATTGCCCTCGCCCAAGCCCGCGCCGCTGCCCGACGCACCGATCCCACCCAGCGCTGGCGACGCGCGGCGCTGCTCTGGCCGCTGTTCACGAAAGGATGACCATGGAAGTCCCGCTTCGCGCCGCGCTGCTGGCCTGGCTTGCCGCCGATCCCGAACTTGCCAGCCAAATCAACGCCATCGTCGAGGAAGCCCCGGCGCGCACCAGCCTGCCGTGGCTGGCGATCGCCGCCAGCGCCAGCATCGACTGGAGCACCAAGAGCCACGCGGGCCGCGAGGTGCGCGTCGCGCTGGAACTGCATTGCCGGGGCGATGCGCCCGACGCCGCCGGCGATCTCGTCGCGGCGATCGAGGCGCGCATCGCCAGCCTGCCGCGTGATCACGCAAGCTTCACCGTCGCCTCCAGCCGCTTCCTACGCGCCCGCGCCGAACAGCGCGCCGAGAGCCGCCGCGCCATCCTCATCGAGTACGCCTTTCGCGTTCTCGCCCTCACCGGAGACACCGTATGACCGCCCAGAAAGGCAGCGCCTTCCTCCTCAAGATCAGCGACGGCGCGCAAAGCCCCGTGTACCAGACCGTCGCCGGCCTGCGCACCACGCAGATGAGCGTCACCGGCGAGACCGTGGTCGTCACCCACAAGGCCAGCGGCGGCTGGCGTGAATTGCTGTCGGGCGCGGGTGTGCGCGCTGTGTCAGTCAGTGCGGCGGGCATTTTCCTCGGCAGCGCCGCCGAAGCCAAGGTGCGCGCCAACGTGCTGGCCGGCACGCTCGACGACTACGAGCTGTCGTTCGAGGATGGCGAGAAGCTGCGGGGCAAGTTCCTCGTCCAGCGCCTCGACTATGCCGGTGATTTCAATGGCGAGCGCAATTACACGCTTCAGCTCGAAAGTTCGGGCCAGGTCTCGCCGGCATGAGCGGCGCGCCCAATCCGCTGCGGGGTGAGGCTGGACTCTTGCTGGACGGGCGCACGCTGCTGCTGCGCCCCAGCTTCACCGCGCTGGTCGCCGCCGAGGAGGAACTCGGCCCCCTGTTCGCGCTGGTCGAGCGGGCCGCCAAGGGCGAGCTGAAGCTGGCCGAGATGGCGGGGCTGTTCTGGCACTGCCTGACCGATCGCGACAACCTTTCCCGCGAGGCGCTAGGCGAGGCAGTGCTGGCGGCGGGTCTCGCCGCCTGCGCCGCGCCGCTGCGCACACTGCTGCGCCAGATCCTGGGCAGGGCGCGGTGACATTCGGCGAATGGGCGCTGAGCTTGAGCACCGTGGCGGCGCGGCAACTGGGCTGGCGACCGGACGAGTTCTGGCGCGCCACCCCCAGTGAGCTGAGCACCGCGCTGGGGCCTGTCGCGAGTGCCCCGCCCTCGCTCGACCGCGCCACCCTGCAACGCCTGATGGAGCAAGATCATGGATGACGACATCGACAGCCTGCTGGTCGAAGTGCGCGCCGGCACTGACGGCTTCGCGCGCGACATCGAACGCATGCGCGCCGGCGTCGACGGCAACCTCGTGGCCGGGTTTACCCGCGCGGGCGACGTGCTCGAACGCGGGCTGACCGGCGCGATCCGCAAGGGCAGCCTGGGCTTCGACGACCTCAAGCGCGTGGCGCTGGGCGCGATGGACGCCATCGCCGCGCAGTCGCTGAAAGGTGCGTTTGGTGGCGCCAGCGGAGGGCTCGACCTTGCCAGCCTTGCCGGCTCGCTGCTCGGCCTGCCCGGCCGCGCTACCGGCGGCAACGTCGCGCCAGGCCGCGGCTACATGGTCGGCGAGCGTGGGCCGGAGGTGTTCGTACCGACCAGCGCCGGGCGGATCGAGACTTCGGGCAAGCCGGCGCGCGACGTGCGGGTGTCGATCAACCTGAACACACCCGCCGGGGCGAGCACGCCGAGATCGCTGCAACGCTCGTCGCGCCAAGTCGCCAGCGCGGTGCGGCGTGCCCTCACCTAGTTCCGCCCCGGAACGGGGAGGGGGACCGCCCGCGCAGCGGGTGGTGGAGGGGGCGGGACGTCTCCTCCGCAAGCATCGTCATCGTTCGAGAGCTTTCGACCCCTCCGTCACGCGCGTTCCGCGCGCGCCACCTCCCCGTTCCGGGGAGGAACCAAGAAGGATTTCGCCATGGCATTCTGGCTTGCCGACAAGCGCGAAGGGCAGGAAAGCGACTGGATCCAGCGCTTCGACCCGCGCTTCTGGACCGTCAACTTTCCACGCCCGATGATGGCCAGCGTGATCTCGATCGCGCCTGACGCGCTGCGCGTGGACTGCGCGTTCCTGCGCAAGGCGGATCTCGCCGGGCTGATCTGGGAGAGCACCGACACGCTCGACCACCCGCTGCTCGCCTACGAAACCCAGCGCGATTATTCTGGCGCGACGCTGTCGTTCCGCTGGCGCTCGGCGGGCGTGATCGCGCTCGATCAGGTCAACGGGCCGACGCTGACGATCGAGGGGCTCGATGCCGCCGGAGCTCCGCGCACCTGGTACGTGCGCCTGTGGAACCATGCCACCGGCACACCCGAAGACGCAGCCATCGTGCTGCCGTTCTCGCAGCTTGTCGGCGGTTTCGACCTTCCCGCCGACGCCGATCGGGTGCGGCCAGACGTGATCGACCGCATGTTCATCTCGATCGCGCCGCCCGATCACGATGGCGCCAGCGCCGATCCTCTCCCCTCCGAGGTGGAAGGCTGGGTCGAACTCAGCGCGATCCGCTGCGAGGGCGCGCGCGCGATGCTCGAGATCGGCGATGTGATGGTCGCACCCACCGGCCTCGCCATCGCCACCGGCTTCGACGACGAGGGCGTGCAGACGCCTGCGCGGCTGCTGCGCAACGTGCGTGCACTCGGCTATCGCGGCTCGGTGATCCACTATGTGGGTATGAGCCACTACTTCCGGCTCGTGGCGATGGGTGGTCGTTTCGTTGCCGGTAGCACGGACGATCCGCTCAACACGCCGACGCGTGTCTGGCACGCCGCCCTCTTCGCCGAATGCGCGCGGCTGGGGTTCAGCCCGGTCGCCTCGCTATCCTACGAAGTGCTGGCGCAGCATTGCCCACCTGCGTGGATGCAGCGCGACTTGAACGGCGATCCGGCGCTGACCGGATGGATGCCGCCCTCCTCGCTGCTCTCGCCCGCCAACCCGCAAGCGATGGCCTGGCTCCAGAGTGTCGCCGCCGCCTTCGCCACGATCATGCGCGAAGCGGGCGTCCCGGTGCGGTTCCAGATCGGCGAGCCGTGGTGGTGGACGTATCCGGACGGTCGCATCTGCCTTTACGACGATGCCGCCCGCGCCGCGTTCGACGATCCTCCCGCCATCGCCGATTTGCGCGCGCCGTTGAACGCCGACCAGATCGCGCTGCTCGACCGGGCGGGCGCAATGCTGGCGCGATCGACGGCAGACGTGGTCGCCGCAGCCCGCGACGCCGTGGCCCCGGACCCCCTCGAATCGCTGCTGCTGGTGTTCACCCCTACCATCCTCGACCCGGCCACGCCCGAAGCTCTGCGCGCCAACCTGCCGCTCGGCTGGGCCAGCCCGGCGTTCGATCGCCTGCAGGTGGAGGACTACGACTGGCTGACCGCCGGCGCCGACAGCCGCCGCCGCGACGGCTACGCGCTGGTGAACGCCCGCCTTGGCTACCCGCCGGACCAGCAGGATTACTTCGCCGGCTTCGTCCTGACCTCCGAGATCAAGGACCAGTGGCGCGCCATCGATGCCGGCATCGACGAAGCGCGCACCCGCCACCCCCACGAGATCGTCGTCTGGGCGCTGCCGCAAGTGGCCCGCGACGGATACCTGCGCCTGCCCCTCACAGGAGAGCCCGACATGCAGCCCTTCGACGATGTGCCCTATCCCCTCGCACTCGGCAGCGACGCCAGCGTCGCGCCTGAGTTCTCTACCACCGTCGCGGTCACCGCCTCCGGATATGAACGCCGCAACGCATTGTGGTCCGACGCGCGGCTGCGGTTCGATGTCGGGCCCGGCGTGCGTTCCGAAGCGGAGATGGGCACGCTGATCGCCTTTTTCCGGGCGCGGCGTGGCCCGGCGCGCGGCTTTCGCTTGCGCGATCCCACCGACTTCAGCTCGCACGACATGACCGGCACGCCGACCATGCTCGACCAGCTGCTGGGGATCGGTGACGGCATGCGCACCGCCTTCCCGCTGCTCAAGCGCTACGGCGAAGGCGACGACCCGCAAGTGCGCCGGATCACTCGCCCCGATCCGGTCAGCGTCGTCGTCAGCCTCGATGGCGTGGCCCAAACCGGCTGGACACTGGAGGGCGGCTGCGTCGTCGCTTTCGCCAACCCGCCCAGGCCCGGCACGCAGATCCGCGCCGGCTTCCTCTTCGATGTGCCGGTGCGCTTCGCCGAGGATCGGCTGGACATCTCGGGTGCCGCCTTCGCCGCCGGCGAAGCCCCGAGCGTGCCGGTCGTCGAAGTGCGGGAGGCGGCATGAGCCGGGTCTGGTTCGCCCAACCGCTGGAGACCGTCGCGACCTGGTGGCGGATTCTGCGCCGCGACGGGGTGACGCTCGGCTTCGTCTCGCATGACCGCGACCTCTGGTTCGATGGGGTGCCGCATCGCGCCGCGCCGGGCATGGTCGCATCCGCCATCCGCCGCAGCGCCGGTCTGGACGACGACAGCGCCGAGGTCGCCGGCGCGCTCAGCCATGACGCGGTGAGCGCGGTCGACCTCGCCGCGGGCCGTTACGATGGCGCGCGCGTGCGGATCGGCCTGGTCGACTGGCTGACGCTGGAACGCGAAACGCTCTGGGTCGGCACGATGGGCGCGACGATCGAGGAGGACGACGGCTTCACCGCCGAGCTCGCCTCACGCAAGGCGGAACTGTCGCGCAGCTTCGTACCCCGCACCAGCCCGGCCTGCCGCGCGGTGTTTTGCGGACCCGGTTGTGCTCTCAACCCCGGCTTCTTCACGCACGAGGCGGTGCTGACCGGCTGCGATCCTGAAGGCGGGTCGATCACGCTCGCCAGCGCTGCCGCGAACGGAGCACTCGTCGGAGGATCCTTGCGCTGGATCGATGGCCCGTTGGCCGGCTCGACGGCGCTTATCCGGGCGGAGGCGCCCGATGGCGTGCTCTTCGTCGCTCCGGCGCCGGAGCGTACGTTGCCGGCTGGACTGCGCGCGATCGTACGCGAGGGGTGCGATCACACACTCGGCACGTGCGCCGATCGCTTCGCCAACGCCGTCAACTTTCGCGGCGAACCGTTCCTGCCCGGCAATGACCTGCTCGCGCGTTATCCGGTGCCCGCATCATGACC